TAGCGAGCTTCTGGCGTAGCGGGCTCTTGCCAGCGGGCGCCGTGGTTGCGTCTGCCACGGCGGGAGCGGCTGGCGTGTCCGGCTGGACCGGTGTTGCGGGAACGTCGGCCACATAGACCGGCTTGTCGCCTGCCTGCCCGGCGCGATATTCCGCAACCGATGCCTCGCCCGGCTGCTGGCCACCCGGCAATCCCATGCGGCCGGTGATGCCTTCGGCCTTGGCGCCCATCCATGGCGCCCATGTGCCGCCGTTTTGCAGATGGTCGAGCACGAAATCCGTTTGTGCCTTCCATGTCGACGGGTCGCGGGCATCAAGCCCGGTCGCCCGCGTGAAGTCGTCGCCCATTCCCGGATTTGGCATCGATGGCGACATGCCGCCATAATGGAGTTGGTAAGGACCGAAGCTCGACCCTTCATCGCCGCCGCGATCCGGCTTGCTGGGATCGAAGACGTTCAAGCCCTCATGGCCGAAAGCGCGCACGGCGGTTGCCGCGTCGATGCCGCGGCGTTTTGCGCCTTCGATCAGATATGCCAGCACGTCGCGGTTTGCGGCCAATTTATTGCGCTCCCATCATCGCTTGGCGCCGGGCAAGCAGCGCTTGAAGCATCTGCGGATTACCCTGCATTTGCGGCGCGGCACCGCCCATCATTCCACCCATTGGGGGACCGCCCATCGGCTGCATTGCCGTCTGCGGCATCATTGCCGGGGCAGGGGGTGCGTCCTGCGGCATCAGTTGCGCCGGGCGCTGTTCCATGGCTGGCGCCTGATCTTGCTGCACCGGGGCGGGCTTGAAGCTGGCACCGCCGCCTTGGCCGCGAAGTCCCATAAGGCCGTTGCCGAGCGGACGCTTGCCGGGATCGGCATTCTGGGGAATGCCACCGGCCATTTCTTGCGCCGTGGGCTTCTGCTGTCCGCTGATCAGCTCTTGAAGGAAGTTCATCCTTTCTCTCCTTTACAGCAGGCCGAGCAGCGCACCGCCGAGCCCGAAAATGCCCGCATTGGTGTTCGCCGCCTGATTGGCCCGATTGGTGTAGTCGCTGTAGATGTAATTTCCGATTGGCGTACTATCGACGCCCTGGCGGCTGAACTGCTGGAATTGCGGCACCGACACCTGGCTACCGGACATCAGCGCCGAAATCTCATTGATAGGGGCGTTGCGCACGGTCTGCTTTTCCTGCAACTGCGCACCGCGTAGATTGTTGAGGAAAGATGCGTAGTCGTTCTGGGCCTGATCGGATGCTTGCTGCAGCCCGAACATACGCGATTGTTCCTGGCCACCGGCAAGGAATGCCTGGTTTGCGGCGTCGGTGTCGGCGCGGTTTTCGGTATCCTGAACCGCACCCCAATTCTCAGACCCCGGCGACATGCCACGCGCCGCAAGCTGCGCCTCTTGTGCCGCCCGTTGCGGATCGGCTTGCGCGTGATAGCGGTCGAGCAACGCCTTGGTGGTGGCATCGCGTTCGGCCGAAAACATATCGGGCGTGTAGGCGGTCGGCGCCGTGCCGGTGGACCAGTCTTGCAATCCTTCGGTGTCAAGGTTGGTGCCAAGCAAGCCCTGTAGCCTCGACGATTGCGAGACGCCAAGCTGCCCCAGATTGCTCTGCATCTGGTTTTGCAGATTGAAAAGGTTCTGCTGTTCCGGTGACAGTTGCACATCGCGCTCATAGCGCGGGACTTCCATCGGCTTGCCGTTGGCATCGTAAACGGTGCCGGTGCCGATCTGGTTATAGGTCACGCTGCCATACGGGTTTTTTTCGTTGGCATTGTTGATGATCGCGGATGCAGCGCTCGACCCTACATTAGCCTGCTGTTGCGCGGACGCTGTATCGTACGGGTCGGGGCTTTTGGGCTGTGAGACCATCGGTCAACTCCGTTCCAGGAACGCCGGGCGGCCCTAACGCCCGGTAAAAATTTGCAGTCTTCGGGAAGCATCCCGTAAATCAGCGCATCGCGCTCGCCATCGAGCCCGCGCCGCAAGAAGCCTTCATAGACGAAGCCGAGCCGCGTCAACCCGGCTTCGGCCCGGCCGTTGCTAGGCTCGCAAAGCGCGGTGATGCGCGATGCCTTGGAAAACAGCGCGTCGAAAATGCCTGCCAGCAAGCGGCGGCTGATCACACCCGGTTCGTCGACAGCGGCCGAAAAATGCACGTCGAACGGGCTCTTGAATTCGCACGCCAGCCCGGCAACGACCTCATCCGTAATGTCGTCTCGCACGGTGACACAAAACCAGTTTGGCCCGTCGAGATTTTGCCCGCGCAAATCGAGATCGATGCGCTCACGCATGAAGGCGATGAAATCCGGCTGGTGTTCGGTGGAATAGGCAAATCTCATCCCATGACACTCCCCGGCTCATAGAGGATGTCGGCGCCCGAAAAAGCGAATTCGCATCCCCTGATCAAGGCTTGCATGCGGAAGGCACCGACCGTCCCGAGACGGCCGACACCCGACCATTTGGCAACCATCGTCGAGCCCGCCGCCCAATCGGACGTATCCCAATCGGACGTATCCCAATCGCCACCGGCATTCGAGAACGTCAATTCCGGCTGGTTTTGCGGCGGATTGGTCTGGTAGTCCACCTGTATGTCGATGGAGGGGCGCGGCTGGCCGTCAGTGATGATATATGCCTTTACCATCTTGAAGTGCTTGACGCCGGGTGTCTTGAAATTCGACCAAGCCAGTTGCACGTCGACCTTGATGGCGGCGCCGTCATCGTCGAGATAGGCGCGGTCCATCGAATGGAGCTTGCCGCTGTCATCACCCAGATAGAGGACGTTATTCAGCCAGCCATATGAACGCGATGGGACCGCCGACCAGCTTGTCCAATATTGCGTTGGCATGAAACGGACCATCTGCTGGTAAAGGTTCGAGCCGCCCTGTGGCATGTTGCAGATGATGCGCGACGACGACGGATCGATGAAGGCTTCCCAGCCGGGCAGATCGCGGTATTTGCGGGAATTGTCGGAAAAGGCCGAATAAACCGACCTGTCGGTCTGCCCCAGATGCTCTACTTGCGCCCGCATGAGCGTGGACATCGGCACGAGCCCGGTCGAGATCAGCACATACAGCTCACCGCCGTATTGCACCACGCAATGTTTCGACATCGGGCTATCGAAGCGATAGACGCCATCAAGCGTGTAATCCGTATCCGGGTCGGTGCCGTGATAGATCGCGCATTCGCCGTTTGAGGAAAAGATGACCAGCTTGTCATCCATGCCGTCGCCGCCGTCGACCGTCCAAGAAAAGATCGCGCGCACCGTGCCGCCGCGCTTGAAGATGGCATTGAGCGGCAATTGTTTGACCTCGCCGCTCTTTTGTTGCAGCGGCAGATAATAGATCGCCAGATTATCGGTATCGGCAAACCACACATGGTTTTGGTGCGTCATGACGATATTGAAGATGGCGGGGTTGATCCACGCGGCCGACGTTGGCGCCGTCACCGTCTCATGAACCAGACTTCCGGCATGCGTAGCGGTGGCGCCCGCGTTGATCGTGCCGGTGCAAGCGGACGTGTCCACGGCGGGCACTTCGAATGTGCCGTTGGTGGTGTTGACGTTGGCGATGGTGCGAACGCCATTGAGGACAGACCACGAACCGGTGGCGCCATAAAGATTTACGGACATGCCGTTGGCAAAAAGGCCGATGTTTGTGGTGCCGACCGTGACGACGGCCGGATTGGCTTTGGAGACGGATGTTATGGGAACCGTCGTTCCCGCTGGGGCAACGCCACCATCCCATGACCAAACTCCATCCTTGCCGTTGACCAGAAGGGTATATTTTTGCTGGCCGAGATTGGCGAAAGATGTCCATGACCAATCATTGGACTGAAAGCCGCTGCCAATCGTCACACCGCTATAAGTCGTCATCTTGCCGTTGGTGGCCAGCGCCATATTCTGTGTGGGCGTCCCGTAATAGGGCACCAAGCTTTCGACCGGCTTGCCGTCTGGGTGGGCGTAGACAAGGCGGCGCCCGTGGCGGCAACGAATTTTGTCTTCGTCGATCAGCCAGTTATCAAGGATCGTCGCTTTTAGCGGGTCGCCGCTCGACGACAGCGCGCCCGATAGTGAAAGACCCTTCAAGGGTGCTCCCACATGGCTGACGCTGGTCTGGCCGCTTTTCTTGACCATGAGCGGCTGGGCCTTGGCGCCATATTTGGAGGGCAGCATCCTCATACCTGACGCCCTTCGTCGGTATCGAGATCGAGAACGCGGCTATTGACGCGACCAGCCAGCTTGTTCATGCGGGCGACGTAATCGCGCATCTCTTCGCCGAATTCCAAGCCCTTGGCCTTGAGGAAGCGGTATTTCAGCCCGTCGATAGCGAGCCTGCCGTCGAAAAGGATCAGATCGGTATCGGTGGTTGGGCGGGGTTTCGGAGCACCATTGGCGTCCGAAACCCAATAGCCGTCACCCAGCGTGACTTTGTACGGCTCTTCGAGCAGCACGTCGTCGGCAACCGACGACACTAGGGCAAGC